TAATTGTAGTACTGTTGAATTTACTGTAAGGAAAATGGTGATGAAGCTAAGGAAACCTAAGAAGAAACCTAACCCTATAGCACGGGCTTTAAATCTTGTAACAAAACCTGTAACAATGGTTGACAAAAAGAAACTAATGAGTAAGATGAAGTGTAGGCAAAAATTAAACCTTAATGAAGGAGAATAGTTATGGCTAGAAAAACAGTGAAACTTACGATTCGTCGCAATGCACGTAGCCCAAAGTATAATGTACTGTTTGGGTATAACAAGCTTGCCACTGGTAAGCGTGTAGATGGGCCTTGGTTCAGCATTTCTACGTTTGGGGGCAGCATTATCAACCCCACTCGCAGGACTAAGGGTTCTGGACTACGGTTTATTGTAGAGAACAACCGCAAGCGGCTTACACATGTAACACATAATGTAGCAACAGTGAGAAAGGCAGCGTAATGACAGACAAACATGAGTGGGATACGTACCACATGGAACAAATATATGACGGCAAGGAAACATATACATGGGAAAAACAGCTAATTGAAAATAACATACTAGATATAGACAGGTATCAAGATGTAGTGGGTTACAAACAGAACCCATTTGACCTGTTGGAGGTGTTAGATAGGTTAGTAGGAGCTATCAACTTGGACATGAACGACACAGAAAGGAAGGATATGCCAGATTTATTTAGTGTAGAGAAGCACAACCCTTACAATTTTCAGGTACAAGAATACAGTCAGCTACCTGAAGACTTAGCAATTGAGATACTAGCGGATTCAGATGCGTTAGATATCTCTGAAGTACCCATCAATGTAATTAACGATTGGCTACAACAGGAAAAGGAACTGTGGTATTTCACAGATAATATTGTGTATGAGTGAAGATAATTTAGTTACAACAGAAGAATTTGAGCGCAGAAAAGTTAATCAGCTAACTCAAAAATATGAGTACGGCAGCATTACATATGATCAAATGTTACAAAGCCTTATCTACATGGGGTGGGACAAAAACGACATGGAAAAAATACTGAAAGAACACTATGATCTAAAATAATGCTGGACAAATGTTTAAAAATATGATATTATATATGTAATATATCATATTAGATAGTTTAACATTAAGTTAACTAACTATTTAGGAGGAACAAATGAAGGTTAAGAATTTGTATCCACATACAGATGATGATCAATATGCACAAAAGACAGTGGATGAAGAACTGTCACGCAAGCGGGACAAGCTTGTACGAAAATACAAGGACAAGAAGGTTACGAAGGATCGCAAGCAAAAGCGGAAGCAAAAGACAAGGGGGTACTATGTTTGATATTTCTTTACCTGCATTCACCCTCATGGTAGAAATTATCTTAGGTATGTCTTCTCCTACGTATGCGGAGGGATACTTGTACCCTGCCGTAGATGTAGAGGGAGAGTTTTATTGCCTAGCTGTTAATGCCTATCATGAGGCACGAGGAGAATCGTTTGACGAGAAGATAGCTACGTCACAGGTCGTGCTTAATCGGGTAGCAAGTCTACGTTACCCAGACACAATTTGTGATGTAATTACACAGGGTCCGACCCGTGAAAGTTGGAAGACAAAGAAAGACCCTACTCTTGACCCAGACGACAGGATATATTATCCTATGCGCCATCGCTGTCAGTTTAGTTGGTACTGTGACGGCAGGAGTGACAGTGTGAATAGCTTAGGTGGCTGGGAGGACAGTGTAATTGCTGCATACGTTGTGTATATGGGCTTTGGTGAAGACAGGGTTGATGGGGCAACTCATTACTATGCACACGATAAGACTAACCCTGAATGGGCAAAGAATATGGCAGTTACTGAGAAGCTGAACGGTCATACTTATTTACGTAATGAGAAATGAGTTGACAAAATACTAAAAGTTTGATATTATCTTTTCATAAACCCGAGAAGGAAACGTAATATGTATCATCAAGAAACCAGCGTTACGACATCAGAAGATGTGTTTGCACTGCCTCGCGCGGGGTTTGGCACGTGCCTAAATCTGGTCCGTGCTGGCAACCCGAGAAGGAGACGTAATATGTATCATCAAGAAACCAGCGTTACGACATCAGAAGATGTGTTTGCACTGCCTGAGAGCTTAAAGTTCACACCAATACGAGTACCTATCTCGCATGAGGGACAAAATATCCCCACCAGTTTAGGGCAGAAGATTGTGAATGATCAAACCAATGAGGTACTGGGCATTGTTAAGTCTCGGTACATTCCACGCCCTTATGCGGCTCTGTGGGAGCCTCTGATAGAGGGATTGAAGTTGTCTGACCTTGACCTGTCAGATGCTAAGGTAAAGTGGCAAACCATGAATAATGGTGCGCGTGTCTATGCAGATATAGAGCTAAAAGCCTATGACTTTGAGAAGATTATTGGTGAGCCTACCTCTTTAGCATTGCGTGTTAAAGACAGTGTAGATGGCTCAGTTAAGTATGATGTATCTGCTTTTCTGCGTCGGTTGTCTTGCTTGAATGGGCAGTCTCGTGTAGCTGAGAATACTTCAGTGTCATTTAAGCATACGATTGCTGCTGAACCAGAGAAGATTGGTAAGATCGCTTCGACTTGGCCGGAAGTCTTGATCCAAGACGGGCATCTGTTTAATCACATGAGAAAAGTCTATGTAGATAGAGATGTAGCCCAGACGTTTCTAGCTACAAACTTATGTGTAACTCCAACCAAAACAGAAAGGAAGGTAAACAAGAAGTGGCTTAATACTATGATGGGATTGTGGGACACGTATTCCTACAAGATTGGAAACAATGGGTATGCATTATACAATTCTATTACCCATTACGGTACGCACGTTGACCGTGAAAGCTTGCGGGGAGCCGAATATGGTGATCGTGCGTTAAGGCAAGAGCAAAATGTTCAAACCTTAGTGCGAGGTAAGGCATTTAAAAATCTCATTCGTTATGATGATTTTGAGCAGTCAATAGCTGCATAAAAGGCTTGTCTTAAAATGAAAGGCAGTAGGTGTTAGGGTTTGTTCTCCCCCTGATGCTTACTGCCTTTTTGTTTTAATGGTAGAGGAGAATATTATGCAAACATTTTTACCATATCCTAATTTTGCAGATAGTTTAGATTGTTTAGATTACAGAAGGTTAGGCAAGCAGCGTGTAGAAGCCTATCAAATAGTTAATGCACTGGAGGGCAAAAGTAAGGGATGGGTTAATCACCCAGCTACAAAAATGTGGGCAGATAACATAGATGCATTAAAACTGTATTGTAATACAGCTATTGACAAGTGGATTATGAGAGGGTATAAAAATACAATGAAAACTTATGATGTAAGTGCATATGTAGACATGCCATCGTGGTTAGGTGATCTCGATTTACATGCCAGCCACAAGTCTAATCTTTTACGTAAAGACCCTGAGTTTTATGGTCAGTATGGTTGGAATGAGCCACATGATTTAGACTATGTATGGCCTACTCCTGAGTCTGCCTTTAATACTCATTGGCTACAAAAAGTAATGAACCAATACAATGTTGCATAATATAAAAGTATTATTTTGGCATAATTTTTTTATGAATTGGCTAGAGAGGCGAGTAGTAAGGTTAGATAATTTTATTTGGCGTAACCGTTGGGATAAATACAGGAAGGATGGATATAAACATGGCAACAAAAAGAGAACTAAAGAAACATCGTAAGACATTAACTACAAAGCAACGTAAAGTAGCTACGCAGAATCTGGTCAAGGCAAGGGCAGCTAAACCAGCGTCTAAAAATCTGAGTGTACATCAGGAAGTAAGAAATTTACCAGACGAACATCCCATCTCTTTGAAAAGGGTTAAGGAGTGGATAAAATTAAACAAAGATGAGCGCAGTAGCTTGGCCTCACATTTAAGAAAAAAGTATGACAGAAAGATGAACAATAGGTTTAACATTTTAGATGTCTATGTAAGAAACATGGAAGCATACCTTAAAAATGGTGTATGGCTTGACCTATTTTATGGATCAAAACAAGAATATAAGATTAAATATGTGAGTATACAAAATGAATTTGATTAAGAAGGGTACAGTGGCTAACGCAATAGAAAAGTATTTTAATACACAGGAGTACAGGAAAAAGATTGCTAATAAAAAAACAAAAAGACAATATTCCTATCAACTGCGTAGGCTAGTGTCTACAGTGCTGGATAGTGGGCAGGTAGCCGGTAATATACCCATAAGAAAGTTAAATGTAGCTAAGTGTCAACAAGTATATTGGGCTTTAGTTGAAGGTGTAAATCCAAATTCAGATGGAGTACAGTTTGCTAATTATACAATTGCAATAGCTACACGGGCGTGGAATGTATTGATTAGGTACGACAAACTAGAAAAAAACCCTTGGGGATTTGTAGAAAGGGCTAAAGTTGCACCTCGAAATATGGTATGGATGCCAGAACACTTCAAGCAGTTTTTAACTACTGCATTTAGTGTAGCTAAATGGAGAAACATTGGACTTTTAGTGCGTATTAATGTTGAGTTGGGTCAGCGTATTGAAGATATAAGATTATCTGAATGGCATAACTACAATCTTGACGAAAAGCTTTACATGAGAGAGGTGATACAGAAAACAAAGGAGAGGATACCGGGAATACCCTTGTCAGATAGTCTTGTACAGATGTTGTTAGACCAAAAAGAGGATTATGGATTCCAAAAGTATGTAGTACCTCATCCTTACATGCGTAGCCCGTACAGTGAACAAAATATATCTAGGGTATTTAGGCAAATAATGGAAGAAGCAGGGCTACCCAAAGAGCTACAACTGAGAGACATACGAAGAACGGTGCTTACTGATTTAGCAAATCATGGGGCTACGGACACTGAGATAATGGCTTATAGTGGACACAAAAGCAGGGAGAGTTTAATGCCATATGTATGTATAAGCACACACCAAGCACGTAACGCTGCCGATAAGCGTAACTTCTCAATGGACGATGATGAATGGACGTAATCAGATATATAAATAGTTTAGATTTACAATTAGATGAACGACATAGGGGCAATTGTCCTAGATGTAATGGTAGAAATACCTTCACTGTAACAAAGAAAGTAGGTACACTTCTTTACAACTGTTACAAAGCCGATTGTAAGTTAGGTGGAGTGACTGGACAAAGAGTTTCATTGAGAGATATACAAAATAGAAATAAGGAAAGTGACAAAGTGTTTACTCTGCCTGATTATGTTACGCCAGTGGTGGACAGTACTAAAAACAGTCCGACATTTTGTACATTTTCAGCACGGTATGGGCTTAACTTAAATGACATAAACTTATACTATGACATAAAAGAACATCGTATAGTTTTTCCTATACTACACAACTATAATATAGTAGATGCTGCTGGACGGGCGGTAAACTCCATTGTAAGACCTAAATGGAAGCGTTATGGGTCCAGTGGGTATGGGTGTAAGATGGGAGAGGGTAACATAGCTGTAGTAGTAGAGGATTGTATATCTGCCGCTGTAGTGTCTACTACATTTAATAATTGTGTAGGGTTTGCTTTGTTAGGTACAAATTTTATGTCTTCTTATCATCAACAGCTACAGGACATTGACGCAATCATAATTGCTCTTGACCCTGACGCAAGTAACAAAAGCATAGCTATGAAGAGGGAAATGAGTTCGCATGTCCCTGCTGTTGCAGGTATATTTACATTTAAATTAGAAGATGACTTGAAATATAGGAAGAAACATGATATAAATGGAATAGAGAATAAAATTTTGGAAATTCGTAATGGTATGGAAGGGGAAGATAATGGAACTAGCACTACTACGCACGTTAATATCTCGTGAATTTTATGAGGGCAATAAAAGTATAGCAAAGGAAAGGATATTTAGAAGCAAGGAAACAAGGGCTATTAAAAATATTATTGATTTAGCTATGGTTGATTATGAGGATGAAATAGGTGTGGGTGATGTAGAGGCGCTATTCTTTTCTTCTAATCAAGCATTGACCACAGCCCAAAAGGATATATATACAAGCTTATTTAATAAGATAGTTGCATGTGATCCTTTAAACTATGAGGTAGCACAGGATGTACTGATAGAATTAAACAGGGAAGACGCAGCTAATGAACTTGTAGACATGGCTTTCAAGATGTCTAATGGTGAGTTGACCTCTTTACACAAGGTTATTGAATTTATAGACAGGCGTGAAGAAGATTTTCTACCTTCATTAAAGATTAAA